GAGTTCTCTGCCCCTGGCTACCAGAGAGCAGCAACTAATTTGGAGCTCCACAATTTTATACCATATTTTGGATTTCTATCAAAGCTAAAGATGGATAATGGGTGCCTTCCATTTGCTCTTCAGTCTGTGCTTGAAACCCTGATAACAAAATGCCATCTTACGTCATGGGACGTCCACGGTAAGGGAAAAACAACAACTCTGGTCCTCAGATGGGACAGTGACAACATGGCAGCCATTGCCAGGCCAGACCAGAGCGAATCGGTGAGTTTTGCACGGTATCGCAAAAAGTCACCAAGTGAACTGAGACGTGACGCTCACCGCGCTATGACCAGACAACAGCAACTGCTCGCCCAAGGACAATCAGTCAAACCAAGTAAGGACGACATTTCTTCTACACAAGTTACTGACACAAACTTTGCTTTGTTTGAAAGCTCAGATACACAGTCAAACCCACCCTTTACGATCGACGATGACAGTTCAGACGATAGCGAAAAAGTGCAGGAAGAATATAATGTGGAAGAGTCAAAAGCTATAGAAATGCTTATGGAGTCGGATACTCTGCATGATGAAACGATTGAAAAACTAAGGGATTATTATACAGATATTTAGCCCTATACCATAATTTAAAATAAAAAACAAGACAAAAAAATTGTCTATCTAAAAAAAAATCAAATTGTCATAATGCTTCAAAATAAACTTTTTGGAGAGATGATGGCTATTGATTTGACTACTGCAAACCTTATGCTTGATGAGTGGTTGAACGCAGAAAAATCCATTTTGAAAAATCAGTCTTACCAAATAGGTGATAAAGAACTCAAACGTGTGGACATGAAACATGTTCGTGAAAATATACGTTATTGGGAAAATAAGGTCAACGCTTTAACTGTTAAGCCTGAGGGGCGTAAGGGTATAAGGGTTCAGTATGGGGTGATGAATGGGTAAAACTCCTGTACACCCTAACTTTATAGACAAAGTAGTTTCTGTTTTTGACCCTAAAGCAGGGCTTGAACGTATGAAACACAGAATACATCAAAACTCACTTGTAGAGAGTGGGTACATCGCTACTGATACTTCAAGACGCTCGATGCGTTCTGCAAATAACAAAGCCAAATCTTCAGATATGGACGATCTTCCAAACATAGAAAAATTAAGAGGTCTTGGTCGAGACTTGTATAGAAATTCTATGGTGACTACGGGTGCCATAGACACTATGCGTTTTAATGTCATAGGGTATGGGCTTACCGTACAGTCACATATAGACAAAGATTTCCTAGGGCTTGATGCTGAGAGGGCTAGGGCTATAGAAGTGAGTATGGAACGATACTTTAACTTTTGGGCTAAAAGCGACAATGCAGATGCAGAACATGGCTCAAACTTTTATGAATTACAGACCATAGCACTTATAGGTTCTTTAGTATCTGGTGACATCTTTGCAGCACTTCCATACATCAAGAGAGAGGACTCTCCTTTCTCTTTGGCAGTGCAGTTGTTAGAAGCTGATATGTGTTCTAACCCAAACAGAGCTAAAGATAATGAAAAGATAGCAGGTGGAGTAGAAGTAGACGATTGGGGGGCACCTGCCTTTTACTATTTTTCAGAAACCCACCCAGGGGCTAAACAAAAAGCAAGCAAGTGGGCAAAAATACCTACTTTTGGGGAAAGTGGCAGACGTAACATACTTCATGTTATGGAGAAAAAAAGACCAGGACAAAGAAGAGGGGTGTCAGTGTTGGCACCCATTATAGAACCACTTAAACAACTCTCTGACTATACCCATGCAGAACTTACGGCGGCTGTGGTGAGTGGGTTGTTTACTGTGTTTATAGAGACAGAAGCAGGAGAAGGGTTACAGGGTGTTGACTCAGGAGAAGTTGAAGCAAGTAATGAGGTTAACCTAGAAGCAGGTGCGGTTATAGGCTTGGCAGAAGGAGAAAAAGTAACGACTGCAAACCCAAACAGACCAAATACTGCTTTTGACCCGTTTACCCAATCTATATTTAAACAGATAGGCGCGGCACTAAGCATACCGTATGAGGTATTACTGAAACACTTTAGCTCTTCTTATTCTGCTTCTCGCGCGGCACTACTTGAAGCATGGAAAATGTTTCGTACACGCAGAACGTGGTTTGCACATAAATTTACTCAGCCTGTGTATGAAGCACTTATCACTGAGGCTGTGCTACTTGGGTACATAGATGCACCAGGCTTTTTGGAAGACCCTGTCATGCGTGCTGCATACTTGGGTACGACATGGAATGGTCCTGCACAAGGACAACTTAATCCAGTGCAAGAGACAAAGGCAGCGAAGATGAAAGTTGAAGAAGGTTTTAGCACAAGAACAAAAGAGTCAAGCGAGATGAATAATACAGACTATGACATGAATATATCTAGGGCTACAAGCGAAACAGAGTCTTACAAAAGCTCAGGACTTGCTGTGTTGAGTGGAAAATTAAAGAGTGAAGAGGTACAAAAATGAGTGTTTTAATGAACTTACTTTCTGGTGACAGATGGGTGGCTACTCCTAAATATTTGGAGACGATGGCAAATGTCATAAACAGAGAGCATGATGTTACTGCTCTTGCTACACAGATAGGTAAACCACTGGACAAAACAAGAACAGCTGAACTCTTTGGAGATGTGGCAGTGGTGCCTGTGATAGGGGCTATTTACAGATATGCAAACATTTTTACCGAGATATGTGGTGCAACTTCTACAGAAATGTTGGCAAAAGAGTTACGTCTTGTTAATGAAAATCCAAAAGTAAAAACCATCATACTCAATATGGATTGTCCAGGAGGACAAGCAGCTGGTATTTCTGAGCTTGCACAATACATTCGTAATGACATCAAGAAACCAATCATCTGTTATGTGGATGATTTGGCAGCAAGTGGGGGGTACTGGTTAGCAAGTGCATGCGACCATATAGCTTCTTCCAAGACAGCGGTGGTAGGCAGTATCGGTGCAGTATATTCTTTTTCTGTAAATAAAAATGACGGCGTGGAGAAGATAGAGATAGTCTCTTCTGTAAGCCCGAAAAAGCGTTTTGACATTACCACGGATGAGGGTAAAGGTCAAGTGCAGGTTTGGGCTGACCGTCTCGGCGAAATATTTGTCGAAGATGTGGCGGCGTTTAGAGGTGTTACGACTAAAAAAGTTTTAGAAAAATTTGGTCAAGGTGACTTACTCATAGGCAAAGATGCTCTCAAAGCAGGCATGGTCGATGAGATAACAACATTTGAATCACTTCTTAAAAAAGTGAAATCTTAAACAAAGGGGAATAGATGGCTATTTATAAACCAGAAGACATTACGGCTTCTATGATGAGAGAGAATTTTCCACAAGTCGTGGCAGATTTGCAAGATGAGCCAGAGATTACGGCTGAGAGCCTTAGAGACTCTCATCCAGACATCGTGGCAGTTTTTACACAAGAGGGTAGAGATGCAGCTTCTACAGATACGCAAGCAGCAGTACAAGCAGAACAAGAGAGAGTTGTAGCGATACAAGCACTTTCTCGCCCCGGTGCTGAGAGTATTATAAAAGAGGCTTTGGCTGATACAACTATGAGTGTAGATGCTGTAAAAGTAAAACTTTTTGACCATGATGCAACGGTACGCACGAGTACAGCAGAACAGCATCAAAAAGATGGTGAGAGTCTTGCTGGTGAGTTACAAAAAATAGGTGCTCAGGCTTCTTCTGATGAAGATGAGAGTGAAAAAGAGGCATCTCATAAGAGAATGTTAGCAAAAGCGAAAGGTGAGAAATAATGGGAAAAGTAAACAGCGAAACAACAGACCCAAATGGGATTGTTTTAAGTGACTGGAGAGTCGATGGGAATGGGGTGCTCGCAACAGGCACCTACACAAAAGGGGCAGTACTCGGAAAAGATGTGAACGGGAACTATGAACTTACAGCAACGGCTGCAAGCGCAGAAGCCATTTTACTTGATGATGTAACAGTGACTGCTGCGACTGCAAATGCTCCTATTTTGATGGGTGGTGTTGTTGCAGAACAAGACTTGAACTTTGGCGGTACGCTTACTGTGGCAGATGTGGCAGATGTGCTTAGAGATAAAAATATTTATATTAAGAAGAGAGGTTAATCATGGCTTTAGATTTTGGATCTGCGGAACTGACGCAACAAACAAACAACATTTACACTCCAGCTGGTTTCATCACGAAACTGTTTTTTGGAGAGAGTAAGCCTACAGCGGAGAAGTACGTAAAAGTACACACAACTAAAGGGGGGAGAAAACTTGCGCCTTTTGTTTCTCCTAAAATTGGTGGAAAAGTCATGACTAAAAATGGTGTCACAGTAGACACCTATGAGCCTGCACTTCTTAAACCAAAATACATCACTGAGGCTGACAGCATTTTAGAAGCACAAGGTGTTGAGTATGCAGATGGTAAAACAGCACAAGAGCGTGCTGAAGACCAACTACTTAAAGATGAAGAGCAAGTGAAGCAAGATGTGTACAGACGTGTTGAAAACATGTCAGTAGAACTTGTGACCACTGGTAAGATGACCATCGTGGGCGAGGGTGTAGAAGAAGAGTTTGATTATGGCATGGATGCGAACAATATCGAAGTACTTACGGGTGCTGCACTTTGGACAGATATTGGGTCTTCACCTCTTGACAACTTGGCAAAATGGGCAGATGAAATCTTTGAAAAAACAGGTCAATACCCTAACTCTGTGGTTATGGGTGCAGATGTATATGCTGCATTCAAAAGACATGCTTCTGTTAGAGATGCTTTTGACAACAGAAACATCACCGTGGGAGAGCTTAAGCCAGCACCAATGATGGACGAAAATGGGAATAAACTCAACGGTGTAGTGTATGCAGGTCATGTAGATGAACTAGATATGGACATCTACAGATATGTAGACTTTTATGATGATGAAAATGACGTGACACAAGATATGTTCCCTAAAAACAAACTTGTTATGGGTTCTGCCAATGCAACAGGTCATGTGGCATATGCAGGTATCACAGATAAAAAAGAGCTTGGCTCTTCTGTATTTGTGGGTGAGATTTTCGTTAAGACTTGGTCTGTTGATGACCCAGACGATGAGTTCTTACTTGGTAAGTCTAAACCGCTTCCAGTTCCTGCCGATATAGACTCTTTCAAATGTGTTACGGCGGTGTAACATGTTTAGAATTCACTGCAAATTCACTACAGACAAAGGCGCGCTAAATGCGGGTCTTGTAGATGAAAAAGAGATCAAAAAACATTTTAAAAAAGATGAGATTGACGGGTATATTGAGCAAGGTCTCATTTCAAAAGTAGAAATGCCTACAGATGTACCTACAGAGGGTAATGATGACGTAGATGTAGAAGCGTTGATAGAGTTACCAAAAGAGGGTTTAAAGGTAGCAGAACTCAAAAGAGTATGTGAATACTACAAACTCTCAACAACAGGCAATAAGGATGCTCTTATCGAACGCATAGAGCATTTTGAGACGCTTCTTGAACTTGATTTGGAAGAACTTGAAGATGATGACTTGAAACTTCTTGCAAACTTTTCAGGGGTAGATATGGAACTTGATAGAGATGCCATGATAGACGCACTCGAAGAGAAAAGCGAGTAGTGATGGATTTGCTCTCTGATTTTTCATCAAGTTATGACGATTTTGGAATAGATGTCACTATCAATGGGGCGACTGAACCAGTGAAGTTCATGTTTGATGAGGGGTTAGAAGCGGATGATACAAAGATGGTGCCCATGAGAGCATTAAAAACAGTGGTGGTTAACAACGGTGATGAAGTGATGATGCAAGGTAAAACGTACCTTGTGTCACGCGTCACACCTTATGGAGACCAAGAAGAAGAAAACATCGTTTCCTTGGTGAAGAAATAATGGCTAGAGCAACACATGCAGAAGTAATTACTGTCATAGGTGAGGCTATTACCAATGCAGAAGCAGATGCAGTTGCGCATGAGATAAAGATCATTGAGCATGATTGTGACGGTATGGCTGAGTATGTAAAGGTGATGGCACGTGTTTCTGATGAAGATAATGTTGTGAGTGATGCGTTGATAGAGGGGTTAAAAACCTTAAGCATGGATGCATCAAAAGGCATAGTCTTTAACGGTACAAAGATGGATTGGGGGAGAGATGCTCAAGACTTTGTACTGTTACTCTTTACTGTAGATATGATGAAAAATTGCGGAGGATATTAGCAATGGCAGAAAAAATGATAATGGTCTACAACTTACAGACCAAGCAAGGTATGAGCGTTCCTGAGAGTCACGTAAAAAATTACGTTGGCAAAGGGTACACGAAGACCAAACCAAAAGAAAATAAGGAGTCATAATGGCTGGTAATAGATTTACACAAGACCTTTTAGGGGTCAAGATAATTAAAGAAGCGGTACCAGGTACATTCTTGTCTCCTACGACTGCACTTTATTTAGAAAGAGGTGCAGGTTCTCCAAAAGTTGAGTTCAAGAAAGTAACGATAGACCCTATCGCAAGCACAAGTGGTCACAAGCATGATGAAGTTTCACCAGGTACGGGGATGATAGATTATAGCATTACTCAAAAAATGAGTAATACTAAAGCAGACTATCTTACTCTACTTGAAGCATGTAACTTTTCAGGTACAGCAGTAACCACACCTGCTGGCGTAAGCTACGAGATGAAAACGGCAAGCCCTGACACACTTTCTATAGAGTGGGTAGATCCACGTACCACCATAAAAGGTAGAGGGGGAAAAGGTTCATTTTCTCTTAAAGCAGAGGTAAACCAACCTGTAGAGATTGTATTTGGTTATAAATTCTCTTATGAGGGGGAGGTAAAACTTGCAGCCATTGACCCAGACAATGTACTTGCTTCTGTGCCTACTCCTGGCTTCTTATATATTTTAGAAGACTGTGCAGGGTATAGCATCAATGGTGTGAATGGTCACTTTGAAAGTTTTGAGGTTGACTGGGGTACCTCTGTGGTAAAAGCAGACACTACTTGTCCTTCTTCTTCTTACGTAGAAGAGTATGCGCCGACACTTAAAATAGTGCAATCTCTCACAGAAGAGAATGAAGCTTCTTTTGAAGAGATCAAAGCGAATACTACTAAAAACATCATCATCGGACTTTATGATGCAAGTGCAGTCAAAAGAGGTGAGATACGCATACCAAATGCGTTACCAAACGATGT